GAATTATGAAAGATTTTACCCGTTAATTACAATTGTTGAAATATCTTTACTGATTTATAATAAATATTTATCTCTTTTTATTTTCCGATAGCCTGTTGAGGCTATTTTTTTATGTTTTCGCCCGACCTTATGTAAGGGCTTTTACAAAAAGGAGGAAAAAATGGCAAGAAAGAAAAAAAGCATTAAAGAAGAAGTGTGCGATGGTTTAAAGCGCTTGGCTTTCGGAGATATTACAGACGCAGTCACTCTTCTTTTTGCAGACGACGACATCAGCAATGAAAAAATCAAATCTTTAGACCTGTTTTGCATAAGCGAAATTAAAAAAGCACGGGCAGGCGCAATGGAAATTAAATTTTTCGACAGGCAAAAGGCTCTTGAAAAACTTTTTGAACTATCATCTAAAGGAAGCAACGAAACCATGAGTTTTTATGCTGCTCTTGAAGAAAGTGCCAAATCGGCAAACAAACTTTTTGGAGATGAACCAAATGAGTAATTCCTTCAAAGCCTTTTCCGAAAAACAGCTTGCCGTGCTTACTTGGTGGTGCAGTGAAAGTAAAATGAAAAACAAAAACGGAATAATCTGCGACGGTGCAGTACGAAGCGGAAAAACTCTTTGTATGAGCATTTCTTTCATCGGTTGGGCATTTTACTATTTTTCCGACACTTCTTTTGCAATGTGCGGAAAAACCATCTCGTCTCTCAGGCGAAATGTAATCACTCCCCTTATTTCAAATCTTCAGCAACTCGGTTTCGACTGCAAAGAAGTGATTAGCAGAAACTATATTGAAATATCAAAAGGCAATATAACAAACAGATTTTATCTTTTCGGAGGAAAAGACGAATCTTCTGCATCAC